ATAGTTATCATATATCTAATATGTTCTTTATAAAAATTACTATTTTATTAAACTCTTTTCTAATATAAGGATTGATTGATACTAAATTATTTGCAATATTATAATTTTCAAATTCATTTACAAGAAATCAACTCATCTAAATCAATGACTGTTGTATCAATACAATAATGATATGTAAATAAGATGGGATTTATAATAATTCCTTCATATTATTTATACACTCATAGAATGTTCTAGAGAATTTATGTATATTTAAAAAATTATAACATGTGGTAGTTAATATACAATCTGGAATCATATTTTACATAATGATATTATATTAATTATAAAAAATTGATATAAATAAAGTAAATGATATAAAGAACAATTCAAAAGAAAGTTATTAAATGGACTTGAACCAAAGAAAACTCAACAAATCTGAATGGGAATCTATTGAAGTTCCTGTTACAGATGAAGAAAAAACAATTCTCACACTTATTTGTAATGGATACCACGATGTAAATATTAAATATAATAAATATTTATCATTATTTGGTTATTTAAAAGTAGAATATTCACTTCTTATGGAAGATTATCTTTTCTATAATTACTTTTTAGAAAAAATTAATCAAATGAATGAATATACAGATTTTGTTCATGATATAAAACCCAATCCAAAAATTAAAAAAGCAGATTTAATACGTATTCAAAGAAATAATGTAGATAAAATAATGAATAATGTTGAAATTTATGAATATTTACTTCTTGATATTATCTCAAATATATTCACACATAAAGAAACCAATCAATGGTATATTCATTATTTCACACTATATAAATTAAAATCAATGTCCATACTAATGTTAAATAGACATGTAATGAGTTTTATTGATTTTATTTTGAAGAAATTAGAAACTGAAATCAATATGATTGATTTTATAAAGAATTCAGTAGAATTTATAGAGAAAAATAAATTATTATTAAAATATGCTGATTTGACATTATATGAACATCAACGTGAATTATTTACAGTATGTAAAAATACACAACCCAAATTAATATTATATATTGCACCAACTGGTACTGGAAAAACTCTATCTCCAATTGGTCTATCAGAAGGATTTAAAATAGACCAAATTACAAATGAAAAAATAACACAACGAATTATATTTGTATGTGCTGCAAGACACGTCGGATTAGCATTGGCAAAATCATCTATTTCTGTTGGAAAAAAAATTGCCTTTGCATTTGGATGTACTAGTGCTGCAGATATTCGTTTACACTATTTTGCAGCAAAAGATTATACAAAAAATAAAAAAACAGGTGGAATCGGTAAAGTAGATAATTCAGTTGGTGATAAAGTAGAAATAATGATATGTGATGTAAAATCATATCTTCCAGCAATGTTTTATATGTTGTCTTTTAATCAAGCAAATAATATTATAACATATTGGGATGAACCTACTATTACTATGGATTATGAAGAACACGAATTACATTCTATTATTAGAGAAAATTGGCAACAAAATTTAATTCCAAATATTGTATTATCTTCTGCAACTCTTCCAAAAATACACGAAATTGGATTAACAATTGATTCTTTTCAAACAAAATTTGAAGCAGCAAGCATTCATAATATTGTTAGTTATGATTGTAAAAAGTCAATTCCTATTATTAATAAATTTGGTTATGTTATTGTTCCTCATTTTATTACTAATAACCCTGAAAAAATATTACAAATCATTGAAAATATAAAAGATAATATGACTTTATTGCGATATTTAGATTTAAATGAAATTGTGAAATTTATTGAATATGTTTTACCTCATACAATGAATTTAAAATTTCAAAAGATTGAAGATATAACAATGTCTTCTATTAAAATATATTATCTTGAATTATTAGAAGAAATTGTCTCTACAAATCCATCCTCATGGGAAAGAATCTATTTACATTTGTCTTTATTAAAAGAAAAAAAAATACAATCTAATCTATACATTGATACTAATGGAACACCATTACGAAAATCTAATAGTTTAACTTTAATTCAAGATAAAAAAGAAGAAAAACATTTAATAAGAACTACAAGTGTTTCTTCATTGGATTCTCCAAAAGAAGAACAAACAGGTATATATTGTACTACAAAAGATGCATTTACATTAACTGATGGACCAACTATATTTCTTACAAACGATGTAGAGAAAATTGCTAAATTTTATATTCAACAATCTAATATTCCTTCTCAAGTTATGAAAGATATATTACATAAAATATCAGTAAATAACACAATTAATGAAAAAATATCTGTATTAGAACAAGAATTGGAATTATTAACTGAAAAAAATAATCAAACTGCAACAAATGAAGAATCGGTTGGAGGAAAAATAAAAAGAAAAGATAGTAAAGTTAAATTAGCTTCAGATACAAATGCTGATGGTAAAAATATTGCTAGATTAGAAACCGAAATAGAGAGATATAAAAATATGATTCAATCTGTTCAATTAAATGAAACATTTGTTCCTAATAAAATTCTTCATCTTAAAAAATGGTTCCCTCATAAAATAGTTAATACTTTTACAAGTGATATTGAAGAATTTACAATTATAGAAATTATGATGTTGAAAGATGTGGATGATAGTTGGAAAGTATTATTATTGATGGGAATTGGTGTATTTACAAATCATCCAAGTATTACTTATACAGAAATCATTAAAAGATTGGCATCTCAACAAAAATTATACATGATTATTGCATCTAGTGATTATATTTATGGAACAAATTATCAATTCTGTCATGGTTATTTATCCAAAGATTTGTCTATTACTCAAGAAAAAATTATTCAAGCATTTGGTAGAATAGGAAGAAATAATATTCAACAAGAATATACAATTCGTTTGAGAGATGATTCTCAAGTAGAGAAACTATTTTATAGAGAAATAAATAAACCAGAAGTTATGAATATGTCAAAATTATTTGTTTAATAATAATATGTAATTTATTTATTAAATATTATTATTTATTATTTTTATTTTTTCGTTTTTTTGTTTTTTGTTTTAATCCTCCTCTAAAAAAACTAAAAAAAGATTTTGGGGTTGGATTTAATATTTCCGTTTCTTCATTAGAAACTAATGCATAACTTTCTAAGTTAACATTTCTAAATACTGTTTTTTGTATAAATGTATCTAGTTTATTTGATCTTGATTTACCAATTTGTTTAACGTCTTTTGTTAAATATGTCATGACAACTTGTGTATTATCTTTTGATTTATATTTAATGAATTTACAATCTCTTGGTAGTAGAATTTCATATTCATTAAAATGATAACCAAATTGAGGCAATTTTATCAAAGGTATGACACGATAACCACGTGGAATAAATATTCTAATTATTTGTCCTTTATTATGTGATGGAATTATAGTGGTTGTATAATCTGTATTTTCAGTAGTTTCATTTTGGGTACAATATTCAAGAGCATAATTCACATCAAATGTAGTTGAAGTATAACTAGCTTGTGTAAATATATTATTATATTTCATACCACTTTTATTACATCTGTAAACATAAAATGGTTTTGAAATAGGAGGAATTTTTTGAAATATTGCATCTAATTTATGAATATAATCATATGCTTGTTCTTTACTTTCAAAATTACTCACATAATCATTAATATATTTTTCATCATCACTGTTTTGTAAAAATTCATTTAATTTTAAATAAAATTTTGTTTTTGGATGAATATAACACGATAAAATTTCTTTATCCTCATCAGTTAATTCATTTACTGCTCTAATTTGTTCATATAATTCCAAGTATACATTTGCAAATACTACAGGATCTTTTTTTTTATCATATGGATATATTTCTGTTTTATGAATATTAATATATGACTGTGGTTTAATAAAATTTTTACGAGTACTTTTATACACTTTACTCATATATATGAAAGATAATTAATTAATTACACAATTTAAAATAATTCCATATCTTTATACTTTTCATTTAGTTTTTCTTTAAAAAATTCCATTTGTGTATCCAAATCATAATCTTCTGGTAAAACCATTTTCATATTTAATCTTTTTCCATTCATTCTTTTTTCATAAACTAAATGATATTTTTCTCTGATTACAACCATTGAGAAATACGTAGGTAAAGATGGAATTTCTTTTACTGGATAAATATTATTTTCTAAATCATCAACTACTTTATTTGCTTGATTTAGTTTATCAAGTAGAGAAACTTTTCCAGATTTGGTAGTTGTCCATACTTTATCTAGTTTGGGATGTTTCTCTACTTTGAAGAATTCTCTTTGTTTTGTATGTTCTTTATCTAACCATTCATTATAATACACAACATGTTTTTTCATCATTTGTTGTGTTAATCCTTCAGGTAAAGGTTGTGCAGATGATTTTCTTTCTCTCTTGGTTCCATCTTTGATTCCTTTTGAATTATTTTCTTGTTCTTTTCTAGAGGCAATTCTTAAATTCTCATAAGAATTATTTAATGGGTCTTGATCAATATGGTCTACACTAATTAATTTTGTTCCTTTTCCGTTTCCATAACATTCCATAATAATTTGATGAATGTATAATAGTTTTTCATTTGTTAGATGTGTAATAATATATCCATTACGATGTTTATACCACGTTAATTTTTTCCCATTATTTTCATTAATTTCATAATCAATAATTTTTTGATAACTTATTGCACATAATTTACAAATAGTATCCTTTTCACAATACATTAATACATATTCTTTTTCGTTTTCCAAAATTTTCCAAATAGGATTTTTCATTATATTTGCGTCTTGACCCATTGTTTGATAATGTCCTTCTTGATACACGAGAATATTATAATTTTTTATAATTGTTTTGTGTGCATGATGATATATTTTTACATTTTTTCTTCTCAAATCATTTTTATTTTCATTAATAAATACAAAATATACATATTCACCATTAACGCTAAAAATAAAATCTAAATAGGTAATTCGTCTATAATTATATGAATAGGATGGATAATCTTCATCAGATATAAATACAAATGTTCTTTTTGAATTTACAATTCTACACATATCTGCGTTGTCTACAAGATATATTTTTCCATTATATTTAATTTCACCACAATTGAATTCTGTATTGGTTGAATATTCTGGTTTCATACTGTTATAGTTGATGGTTCCATCTGCATTTAAAAATAAATCAATTTTATTTGTATTTGTATTCATATTATATATTGTATAATATGAACTATTTAAGTTATTTATTTCTATAAATATACAAGTAAATAAATATTTCCACCCAATCCGCTTAATTACTATACGCTAATCCGCCCATACCACTCATAATTCTCAACACATTATAGTTGGTAGCATAAACACGCACCTTTGCAGTCTTGGTTCCTTCCACAGTAGCGTTAGACAACACCAACTGAAGAGTCGCATTATCAATTCTTGAAAAGTTGCAGGTTCCAGAAGGTTGATGTTCCTCAGGGCGGAGAGCAAACGAGTACACATTAATACCTTCATCTGGAGCACGAGTGTGGCATTGGAATGGTTGAACCCACGAGAAGTAAGAACCTTCACGCTCAGAGAATCGGTCCTGTCCATTCAATTGAAGTTTGGCAACCACAACAGGGTTTTGTCCCCAACAATGCATGTCCAAAGAAGTCTCCGAAAGAACAAAAGTTCCGGCATCAGACACACTTGAGTTGTTATTGTGGTTCGTTTGGGGAGCTCCAGAAGCATTCACACCAAATGCACCACTAACACCAACACTATTTCCAACACCGATTCCTGCTAAGGCAGCCTCAAGAGCAGATGGGTTGTTTGCCAAGTTGGTATTAATGGGAACATTGGGTCCTCCAAAGTTGGGTTCGTTATAAGGATCGTTAGGTCCATTCCAGTATCCAGTAAAATTAGGAGGAATCCAAGCGTCTTCTGCTCCAGCATCATCAAACAATCCACGAGCATCAATATAATTTCCTGCAGTAACCTCATGAGGTCCACCAAACGCGTGAATAGCATTAGGTAGAGCATCAATTGCATCCGTGTAGTTAAAAGGTTGAGCACCAAGCACCTTAAACAACAATGCATCGCATAACAACGATGAACAATAATCCACGTTCTGGTCAGGTTGGACAACCCAAATCAACTCCTTCACAGGGTGATTAAAATTCAACTTGATCTTATTAGATGACGATCCCACACTCTCATCACCAGTGAACTGGAGTTGAGTAATTAAATATTCGTGGGGGTTTTGAGCAAAACGTCTTCGCTCATCCGTATCCAAAAAGACATAATCCACATAAAGGGAAGCAGCAACTAAGGACTGATTATAGGCAATTGTTGCAGCAACAGTTGATCCAATTGGCAACTGATTAACTGCAGCAGAACCTTGATTGTTGCAAGATAAAGTAGTAACCGCCCACAAGCACTCATCAATTGGACGCAAATCCAAATTAATCTTGACTTCGTGGTATTGAAGAGCAATCAAAGGAAGTGCTAATCCAGGATTGTTGTTAAACCAAAATTGAAAAGGAACATAAAGAGTGGTTTCAGGCAATGCATTACGAGGGGCACAAACCTGTCGTGGAGCCAAAGAATCACAAGGTCCATCCACATCTGAAAATGAAGGATCAGTAATAAAAGTCATTTGAGTAGTATTTCCAACCATCTTGAAATAAGCACGCTCCTGTTCAGCAGTCATTGTTAACTGGTTCCAGATATGCATCCAGTCACCATATTGACGGTCAATTCGTTGACCACCAATCTCAACCTCAACCTGAGCAATAATTTGCTCACCTGGAAAGTCAAGCCATCTAGCATAAACAGATTGTGCACCCAAAGCAAGAGAAGTAGTATTTCCCATGTATTGATTGATTTCAGGAAGAGTAATTTGAAGATACGTTCGGTATGCTAAATCACCATTACGACTAATCACACAAGTAACACGACGACCAAAATCGGCCTGTCCGTTAAAAGTTTGTTCAATTGACTCAATTGCAAAATTAGTATAACGACGGTAAGTCACTTTCCAAAAAGTAATTTGAGGATTTCCAGTAAGATATACATCTTGTGCTCCATAGGCAACTAATTGCATTAAACCACCACCCATAGTTTATATTATTGCTAAAGAAAATAATTCTGATTTTTAATTTAAAATAAAATAATAAATTAATGATATATTTTATTAATTTATATCATTAATATCACTAATAAAAATCACATTGATTATGATGTCAATATATATATATTATTATAATTCTTGTTTGTTTTTTATTAATGTATCTATATTAAAATTTTTACCCATAAAAGAAGACAAATAATCATCTTTAAAATATTCTTTTTTTCCTTCATGTCCTTTTTTAAAAATATACAAATCATTTTCTTTTCTTACAGACCATCCATCATTTACAGCATTATATATAAATAACATTTTTTGAAACTTTATATTTTCAATTGAAATATTATTTCCATTCTCTAAAATAATGTTCATATCCATTAATATTTTTACAATAACTATTTTATTGTTTAAACTTATTAATTCATCTATCATTTAATTATATTATTTAAATTAATAATTAAATAATATAATAATTAATATTATATAATGCAATCATTTAAACCAAAACCAATTAAAAAATTTAAAAATGATAAAAAAATAAATTTTTCTCTAGATGTTAAACACAATGAATTCCTAAATACTTTTAATAAAGATGAAAATGATAAACTTCCTATAATGATTTATGAACTCTCCTTATTACAAGAAAAATTAAATTCTTATGATAAAAAAGAAATTCAATTACAAATTGAACAAGTCATGGATATCAAAGATAATATTATTGAACTTAAAAAAAATATGAATATTTTACAAAAAAGAAAATTAAATTATTTTCTTGATAATTCTAAATATATTTTTGATTATTTTGAAAATAAAAAAAAAGTTTCTCTAGGAGAAATTACTAATAAAAATAATATGCTAAATAATTTTTTTAAAATTAATAATAATAATGAAAAAATAGATTCAACTAATAATAATATTTTTTCTAAATATTTGAGTAATATTGATAATTCTTGTTTTAATATGGATGACTTTGTTCAACAAAGTGATATTTGCAACTATTGTTTTAAAGGTGAATTAATTCCTATGGATGATGAAGGAGTATTAATATGTAATGTTTGCTTTCGTAATATTAAATATTTAATTGAAAATGATAAACCTTCTTATAAAGAACCACCTAAAGAAGTATGCTTTTATGCATACAAAAAAATTAATCATTTTAAAGAAATTTTGGCACAATTTCAAGGTAAAGAAACAACATTAATTCCTATGGAAGTCATTGATAATTTAAAAAATCAAATCAAAAAAGAAAGAATCAATATTCAATCTTTAACCTATAATGACACTAAATTATTATTAAAAAAATTAGGTTATAATAAATATTATGAACATATTAACTTTATCAAGGATAAATTAGGCATCAAACCACCCATCATTTCTCAAGAATTAGAAGATACTTTATGTAATTTTTTCATTGAAATACAATACCCTTATGCTAAACATTGTCCTGATTACCGAGTTAATTTTCTTCATTATTATTATGTTTTATATAAATTGTTTGAATTAATTGGTGAAACCGCGTATTTAAAAGAAATTCCTTTACTAAAAGATAGAGAAAAATTAATTGAACAAGATACCATTTGGAGTAAAATTTGTCTAGAATTAAATTGGGAATTTATTCCTACTATTTAATAATATTTATATTTGTATATTATATATGAGACACACTAAAACTAAAAAATTTAGGAGTTATCGTGGAGGCATGGATGAAATGTTAAATGCTGCAAGAGCAAGAGCAAGAGCAACACAAACGGAAAGAATAGCAGCCTCTATAGAACGTATTCAAAGAGTTGCCCAAATAAATCTTGAGAGAGATGCTGCATTATATAGAGAATTAACTACATTAAGAGAATATATAACTCGTATGGATAACCTAAGTACACGTAATAGAACAACTAGAAATATACGTAGAAATCAAAATTCTATACTAAGAAATCAATAATCATTTATTCTTTATTATGTATATTATATATAATAAAGTTCTCTCGTAAATCAAGAAAATTATTTATTTAATAAAAAATGGATACAAAAATGTTATCAAAATAATTATCAACACAACAATATCAACACGTCTTATTATTTTTTTATACTTTAATGGTAATTTTTCGTAATTGTCTGAATATTCTTTCGGTTTAAATGGTTTAGAAAGCCATCCTAATAATGTTGCTTTTAATCTATCATTACAACTATACAATACATCATACCACGCTAAAGCAATATATGCAGACACTGATAATAAAAACCCCATTACAATATTATGTGCAACTGTACTTGGATGTGGTAACCAATATATAATTAATATTGTTAATGAAAAAATTAAACATTTTATATTTAAATATAATGGCGTTCCAAATAATCCTCCTCCCATAGTATATGAAACAACATTCATCTACAAAAAAACGAAAGGTTTCTTCTTCAACTAAAAAAAATACAACCAACTATATAAATCTAAACAAAATAGAGAAAAAAAGATTAAAATCTCATATTTCATATCTAATCAACAAAAATAAAAAATATACAAAAAAAAACAAATATTTATTTCCTAAATAATATTATTAAAAATTATTACATTCCTAAACCTCCAGGAAATCCAACCATATTTGCACCTAACCAAATCCTGCTCCTGTTCTTGTGGAAACGCCTATACTTGGAACATAGCAATCTAATATACTAAATGTTGCAGCAGCAGTTAATGCAATTAAGGTGATTTCTTCCATGTTTAGAGAACGTTGTGGGATTGCATAAGCGGCAATTGCAACCATTAAACCTTCCACTAAATACTTAATGATTCTCTTTATAATTTCTGAAACATCAAACATTATAATATTTTATTAGAAAATATTATAATAATATTATTAATTAATAAAAACTTAAATAATATTAAAATACTTATAATATGACTCTTAATAAAGAAAAAAACATTAAAAAAAATGTCTATGCTGATCTACTTGAAGAAGATAAACCAATCGCAGGTCAAAAATTCGTTTGTGTTTCTTTTGTTTCTCCTGAAAAAATTATAAAAAATAAAGACTTGTATTATTTTCAAGAATTCTTAAAAAGTTGGGATTTTAACAAGTCTATGGAAAAATCTCTACAATTTCTAAACTTTGTTTCTTATAAATATAAATTGAATTTTGAAGATTTGACAAATGATTTTAATGATTTTGTTAAAGAAGAAAGAGAAGTATTGATCAATTCAACCATTGAAGATGAGTATAAAACATTTATTGACCAAAATGAAGAGAGACTAGATAATTCTTTTAATGCTACATATAATTTCCAAACATCTACTAGAGGTCTTAAAGTTAGAGGTGTTTATCCTTCTCTAGAAGAAGCAGAATTGAGATGTAAAATGTTGAGGGAAATTGATCCAAATCACGATGTGTATGTGGGTCCTGTTGGGTTATGGATGCCATGGGAACCTGAAGCATACAAAACAGGAAGAGTTGAATATATGGAAGATGAATTAAATCAACTTATGCACGAAAAAACAAAGAATGAAGCGTTTGCAAAGAATGCCTTTGAACAAAGAGTCAAGGAAACAAAGAAAAAAGCAATTGAAGAAAATATAGAAAAGGCAAAGAAAACTGGTACGGCACTTACACAAAGTATTGATAAAGAAGGAAATTTAATTGGAATTAATAATATGAATACACAGGAGAAAAAATTATTGGATATTCATGAAGGAAACGAAAATGAAATTACATCATCTGATATTCGGTCTGAATTATTTGAAGGAGATAATATTGTGGTTGGAAAAACAGATTATGGACAGAGTCTATTACAAAGTGGTCCTTTTGCTAATAAAAACTAATGTTTTTTACACGTAATAAAACTAATGTTTTTTACACGTAATAAAAACTAATGTTTTTTACACGTAATAAAACTAATGTTTTTTATACGTAATAAATTAATATATAAAATTAATATATAAAATAATAAATAATTTTATATTTTATGGTTGTAAAATATAAAAATGTATCAATACGATTTTATGATAATCAATTAGATATTATACAACAATTTAAAACAATGTTGAAAAAAGTAGATACTGTTTATATTCCTGATAGACCAAATAGTGAAATTCTAAATCATTCCCAACCAAAAGATTTTACTAAAGAATTTTTAAAAAAATATCCAAACAATAAATTTGCCGAATATTTATCATCTTTTAGAAATACAGAAAGATCTATTAACATGGGATTTTCTTTGTATAATGCTGCTGATTTATTAAAATGGTCTTTCTCTACAATTCAAACCAAAGTTGCATTATTTGATTGGGATGGAACATTATCTGTTGCAGAAGGCATTATTTTACCAAGCAATCCTATTGATACGTTATCTTTTCATACTATGGGAATTAATTATAGAGATATTGCTGTTTATTATTGTGGATCTGAAGATCGTTTCTTATGGTTAAAATACATGTTTGAAGTATTATATAAACAAAATGTAGAAATATTCGTTTTAACAAATAATCCAATGGCTGCTAAAAATATGAATATTGTTAAATTAGTTGGTTTAGGATTTTTATCTAGATTTAATTTTTATAACGTAATTAAAGAAATTATACCTCAGTTTAAACAAGAGAATTTATTATGTGGATATGAGACACAAGGAATTAAACCACAAACATTTATGAATAATCCATATCTAAATAGATTGTATAATAAAATTTAATATTGCTTTATTATATGTTGAAATGGACGAAAAAAAAACTTGGATATAGAAAAGATATTGAAGATTTAAAGAGAAACCCTCTTTTACCTGATAGTACTACATTTAACCCTAATAATATAACTGATACTGAACGTGATGAATTGTTTTTCGATCGTTATAAGTTTTATCCAATTGTAAATACCGATAAAAGATACATTGGAGCAAAAAATACTATAAGAATGTTAATTAAAAATTTTCAAAGATATAATTATTATTGTAGTACACATAAAACAAGTATTAAAGACAAAACACCATCTTCAAAGAAATTATGTAATGAAGATACACATGTGATTGGTAATATGAGTAGGGTTAGTTTATTTAGTAAACCAGTTTGTGTTTACCCAAATGATACACGACCGAGTCGCATTGAGCGATTCAATAACCCCCTACGAGCTATTTGTATAAATGATATGATTAGTTATGATACATATTTAGATATATATTACATAAAAGAAAATGATGACATGACTAATAATGCTATTAATCAATTAATGTATAAATTTGTGGGTAATAATAACAGTACAACAAGGTTTACACCAACTGAATGGGATAATATATTATATTATTTTAGGAATATTAAAGATAAAACGGAAAAAATGTATCCATTATTAGATGAATCAAGCTCATTGGGTAGTAATAGTTTTAAAAGTAGGTTTAGCGACGGTAATGATGAAGATAATGACGATGAATATTATAACGAAGAATTAGCAGAATACGGTGGTCGTAAAAAGAGAAGAAAGACAACAAAAAAGAAGATAATAAAAAGAAAGACAACAAAAAGGAAGAATAATAAAAAAAGGAGGAAAACAAGAAAATATTAATCAATAGACAATAATTAACTAGAAAAGCATACAACCAATAAATATACTTTATCCAATAGAAGAACACATTAATTACCATTTTGTTTTTTTTACATTAATTTTCTGTCCTTGTCCTCTTTTTTTCGTATTATTTGGATCATATTTTTCATCCTCATCATCTGAATTCATATCTTTACTTAATTCCCAAAATTCTTTACTTCCCAATCTAAAATCATTATGAATATCTGCTTTATACCAAAAAACCTGTTCTGACAATTTATTTGATTGTGCACTATTATTAATAACTAAACATTCATAATTTTCTGTACATTGATCCATGACTTGACAGAAAGATTCAAATGTTGGAAACATTCCTGCATAGTTTTCATATATTCTTTTACGATTAGAAATATAAGGTTCTCTTAAAATAAATACATAATCAATATTTGTTCTTAAAGAAGGAGGAATACCTAATGGATATTGCATCGTGATGATCAACATGATTCTCCAATGTCTTCCGTTCATAAATAGTAATCTCATCATTTTATCTCTGGTCCATGCTCCATCATATAAACAATCATCTAATATAACAAACGATCGTGGATCAATATTTGTTTTTTTAAATGTTTCCATTTCTCTCTTGATTTGTTTTAAAACTGTTTTTTGTCTTTTCAAAATATTCTCTATAATAGTTGTATTATATTCATTATGAATAAATAATTTTGGTACCATCTTTCCATAATAACCATTTCCTTCTTCTGTTCCTGCTACAACAACACCAATTGGAATATCTTGATGATAATAGAGAACATCACGAACTAATACACTTTTTCCAGTTCCTCTTCTACCAATTAGAACGCAAACAGGTGCCTTCATTTCATTAGGTTTAAAACTAATATTTTTCATATCAAATTTTTTCAACTCTAATGTCATTTATAATTATAAATCTCTATTTTTATAATTATATTACGCAAAAATTAAGTTAAAACATAATATAAATAATATACTATTTAGCTAAAATGATTCAGTTAAATTATGAAAAGAGAAAAAATACAATTTTATTTGATAAATGTAAAAATAATGATATTTTTCATTTTGATGAAATACAAAATTATATTCCCATTTACAAAAATTTTTTTGAATTAAATGAAAACAATTTTAATAGCATTAATTTAAATCATTCAAAATATATTTATGATATAAATTTTAATCAAGAAAATAATTTTGAATATTTTATTAAAAAAAATGATGAAATAATAAAAACATCTATTTTTATTAAATTTGCTCCTATATTAGATCCTTTTAAGTATATGATTGGTAAATATAATGAAATAAATGATTTTTCACTTCCTATATTTACACAAGTAGAGAAAAAAGATATAATTAATTATAAAATAAATGATACAAATAATTCTGCATATGTAGATGGGTTATTTTCTTTTCTTTCTAGTAAATTATTAAACGATTATAATTTTGTTCATGGAATTGATTTTTTTGGAAGTTTTGTTGGAATCAAGAATAATTTTAAAATAAATATTGAAGATGATGTTGATTATTTAATAAAATACGATTTTTTTAATAACAACAAACAAAAATTTTCTCTAGATGATGATTTATTAGAACCTTTTGATAAATTACCTCCCATTCATATTAATCACAGCAAAAAAATGAATATTTCCATTTCTTCTATTCATGATGAAATGTTTGATTATGTTTTTATTGATGATGAATCATGTGAAAATAAAAACAATAATTTAGAAGATGCAAATATTAATGTTGATAATTCAAATAATGTATCTTTAAAAAGTGAATCTTCATGTTCTTCTAGAACATCTTATAGTGAAGTGGATGAAGATCTTGATGATGACGAAGGTGAAGAAGAAGATGAAGAAGAAGATCAAGATGAAGAAGAAGAGGATGATGATGATGATGATGATGATGAATCAAATAATATACCCAGTAAACCCATTTATGCAACTATTCCCAAGTTTCCAGTTAATATGATTTGTATGGAAAAATGTATTGATACATTTGACAATTTAATTTTAAATAAAGTTATTCAAACAATGGATGAATGGTTTACTACTTTGATGCAAATTATAATGACATTAATTGCTTATCAAAAATGTTTTTCATTTACACACAACGATTTACATACAAATAATATTATGTATATTCATACAGAAAAAAAACATTTGTATTATTGTTATAATAAAAAACATTACAAAATTCCAACTTATGGAAGAATATTCAAGATTATTGATTTTGGAAGAAGTATTTATAAAGTAAATAATAAAATTTTGTTTAGTGACAGTTTCAAAAAGGGTGAAGATGCTGCAACACAATATAATTGTGAACCATTTTTCAATGATTCAAAACCAAGAATTGAACCCAATTATAGTTTTGATTTATGTCGTTTAGCATGTTCTATGTTTGATTATGTTGTGGATGATATGAATGATTTAGAGGACTTGGATGATTGTTCTCCTATTGTTAGATTAATTGTAGATTGGTGTAAAGATGATAATGGATTAAATGTTCTCTATAAAAAGAATGGTGATGAACGATATGAAGATTTTAAATTATATAAAATGATTGCTCGTTCTGTTCATAAACATACACCACAAAATCAATTGAAAAGACCAGAATTTAATAAATATTCAATTGAAGGAAAAAAAATACCCAAAACAGAGAAAACAAATATTATGAATATTGATTTATTAAATATATTTTAATAATATATAATGGGGGTTCAAACTAAAAAAAATCATCGTAAAAAACGTTCACGAACACAAAAACAAAAACGAGGAGGAGGATATTTATGGGATTCTCCAAAAGAAAAATTAATTAAGAAAACAAAAAAAGAATTAAAAGAATTGCAGGCAAAACAAAACAAAATTCAACGACAAATACAATATTATACAGGTCATCTTGTTCGTACAAATGTAAATAACCCTAGTAAACATGATTTAAAGATAGAAAAGGATAATCTTGATATTGAAATAGATGAAAAAACAAAATTATTAGAAGAATATAAAAAATTTCCAGATACTATAACACAAAAACAATTAGATGACCTTTTATTATTTACCGATATAGTTAATAAAGAGAAAAATAGATCATTTAATAGTATTATAAATTCACCTACTAATACACCTACCCCTACATCAAATACTACACCTATACTTAATGAACCTGAAATTGTAAGATTATCACAAAGTGATAGTTCATCAGGTAAAACAAAAAGTGATGACTTTATATTTCATAAAGCGCTTCGTAAAAATAATAAGAGCCGTAGGATCCAACAATCAAATGATTATGATATTATTAAGAATAATAAAAGTATAATAAATCAAACACTTTACAATATTAAAAAAAAAACACAAGTACCATTTTATCGACCTATAGATGCGTTTGTTGCTAAAAAAACTAACTCTACACGTATGTTATTTGGATTAAAACACCATGTTCCTTATGATGTACAAGTAAAACAATGGAATGAATATCTTGAAGATGCAAAAAAAAATCCAACAAAAGCAGCAATAGAAAATGCAATAGAAAATGCAGAACTAGTAGAAAGAGTAGAAAAAAGAGAGGCAGCAGCAAGAGAAGTAGAAGCAAGAGAAGCAAAAAAAATAAAAGAAAGAAAAGCACTAGCAAAAGCAAGATAAAAAACCAAATCATTAGAATTTGGAGGATGATGAAGAATATAAAAATGGAGAAAAATAATGAATAATTAGTTAAATAAAATAATACATTTATTTTATTTAATATAATAATGAATTTACCAAAATACGGATTTATTATAACGCGTCATGTAAATTCAGTAAAAACAAACAAGTATTGGAATTTATGTATTCGTTCCATAAGAAGATTTTATTCTCCAGAAAAGTATAAAATAGTTGTTATTGATGACAATAGTAATAAAGATTTTTTAAAACAAAATGTTGAATATCAAAATGTTATTTATATTCAATCGGAATTTCCAGGAAGAGGTGAATTATTGCCTTATTATTATTTTCATAAATATCATTTTTTTGAAAATGCAGTGATTATTCACGACAGTGTTTTTTTCCAAAAAAGAATTAAATTTGGAAATATTAACCTTCCTGTTTTGCCTTTATGGCATTTTGATTCTGCAAAGAAAGAAAATTTAGGAAATTCAATACGTCTTGCAAGTGTTTTACGAAATAAAAGAGATATTATTACAAAATTATATGAGGATGAAAAACTATTAATATGGAATAATAATAATCATTGGATAGGTTGTTTTGGATGTCAATGTTATATATCTCATCAATTTCTCTCTACATTAAATGAAAAGTATAATATTTTTTCATTATTACATGTTGTAAAAAATAGATCAGATCGTTGTTGTTTAGAAAGAATTTTTGGATTATTATTTTCTTTGAATTGTCCTGAATTAATAAATAAGAAAATTTTTTCTCTACTTGGTCCTATATTAACTTATATGAAATGGGAATATTCTTTTGATGAATATTGTAGAGATATATTATCAAATAAAAAAATAAATGTTCCTTTACTCAAAGTATGGACTGGTAGATAATGATTATATCTAAATGTTAAATTCTGGAATATGATAGGTATCATCATTTTTAATATATTTGGCAATAATTTTTGGTTGTGGTTTATTACTAACAATATCTTCTGTTTGATATACATTCATATTTTTATCAAGATAATAAATAATACCTTGAATATCTTGTGCCCATACTTCTACTTTTTGTGTAGAAATAACATCTATTTCTCCATTTTCATTTATAATTCCATGTGGTGTTCCTTTTATATGAGTGCCACAATATTCGTGTCCATCTTTTTTTCTTCGTGTACATTGTTCATTATTTGCTCTTTTTGAACTACATCTATCACAAAATGGAACAATATTTTTAATTCTTTTACGATTTGCCAAATCTTCTTTATCAACAATTAATCTATCGTATTCATATATATATTTTAATAAATTATCAATATTATTTTCTTCTCTTGCTCTGTCACGAATAGAATCTTTAAATTTTGTTAAATAATTTTCAATCTTTTTGTTAATCTTTCGTTCCATATTTATCTATATTAGATTTTAATAGATATAACTTTATTTTCAATTTTTAGATAATAAATGAAATGAATATAAAGTATTCTTATTGCAAGAATATAAATGTTTGATTTATGTATCGGTTTTGGAAGTGTTATAGTAATACATGTTGTATATCTATGTATTCAAAATTATATTTATAGAGAACATTCTTATTGACCTTGAAAGATTATCTTGTTTCTGTTGTTGTTTCACTAGGAGGTGTTAGTCCTAGTTTATTTAAATTTGTATCATTATATATATAATAATTACTTGATATTGCAAAAATTAATGTTATAATAAATAAAATATTATAAATTGAATAAATGTTTAAATAAATTAATCCAGATGGATTAAAATATGTTATAATTATATTTAATGAAATGTATAAAATAATATAACAACAAAATATAATTAATAAAAGACTAAATTTTGATACCATAATATAAGTTTGATATTTATATTATGCAAATAACTAATTATAAAATTATTCTTTTTTTGTTGTAGATGGAATTGTAAGTGGATTAATAAATGAATTACATCCAATTGCAACTAATAATATAATAAAAAAAAATAATAATATGAACTATATATATCCAAATACATTATTCCTTTTGGATTATAATAAAACGTGATTAATCGTATAGAATAATAAAAAATTAAATAAAATATAAATATAATAATTATAAGTGTAATTTTTGATAATTTCATTTATAATTATTATTATATTAATTTTTTAGAAAGACTACTTAAGTTATTTTTTACATGAACTGATAATACAAAATATTGATTATAATTTTTAATTACACATATATTTTTCTTTATATTGGAACTCTCTGTTGTAATACATAATACACTATCAAATAATAAATCCCATTTATTATTCCATTCGTTAATTTTTTCTGATACTACATTAGTATTATCATCATATATTATTTTCGTTTTATCTTTAAAAATAACACAACGAACTAATCCATATTTTAAATAATTTGGTTTGAATGAATTTGTGTAATCAGTAAAATAATAATAATTTCCTAAGATTCCATTCTCTAATGGAATTCCAAATGTTGCAACAAAATCTATTTTATTAATATCACAAGTAGAATATCCAATTATGGGCATTTGATAATGACTTTCTTCATTATCTGTTAAATAACATAATTTCTCATAATTATAAAATAAATCAATTATATAATCATCAATTGGATAATTACAAACACATTTGTAATTGATAATTTCATCAATAATAACTAACCATAAATCATTGTATTCAGTAATTTTTACAGTATCAATTATCATATGACTACAATCAAAAAATAAATATATATCTTCTTCTTCTTTTATAAATCCTTTATACTTGAAAATAGTATCTTTATAATAAGAAGAACATAATACATTAATAACAGACATTGATTTTGTCAATAAATCCATATCATCTTTATAAATAAAAGTAGGAAAAGAAAATGAAATATCATTATAAGGTTTATATAAAAAATATTGTAAAAAAGGATATTTATGTAATGTATTTATATTATATGCACATATATGAATAATATTATTTTCTTTTAAAGAAGTTGGAAAATCTTCATTTAAACATTCTAATCCAGGATAATTATAAACTAATCCACAATTTGGTATATTCAATGAATGATATAATTCATTTATATCATTATTTATATCTTCTTTAATCATTAAATAAAAATATATTTATTATTTAAATTTTAATTTATTTATCTATTTTTCTTTTAATGGTTTCTTTAACAACATTTTCTCTATTATTTAAAATAAATTCAGCAACTTCATCTGCAGTAGAAGGATTTGTAGAGAAATATGTTTTTAATGTATTTAATAACATTTTTGAATTGATAGGTTTTTTGGATATACTTTTTTTATATAATATTTTTCCTCCATTAATATCAAAACAATCTAATTTATTTATTTTCATTACATTGACTAACGAATTGGTTAATGTTTTTTGTTTTTTCTTTAATTCTTTCATTTCTTTATTTAAACGAATAATGTCATTGTCTATTTTTAACCACTCTTTAATTCTTTGTATTAATTCATCTTTTGTATCTAGTTTTTCAGTTGACATTTATTTATTATTTAAAAATATTTAAATAATAAAATTATAAATTATTCTTGTTGAATATATTATAATGTTTTGTACATAATCCATCCTTTACTGATTTATAAGAACATTGATTTCCATTTTTTATAATTTTTGAACATTTAGGTATATTTTCTTTTTCCTTTTTCTTGGATAAATTTTTCTCTTCTTTTATCTTTTTTTCTTCTTCTTTTTTTAATATTTGTTTTTGTAATAAATAATTATAATGATATTCATTTTTATGTTCTATACACAAGTATAATTTAAATATATTTATATAAGCAACTGTTTTATTATTACATGTTTCACACATTTTATTACTTAATGGATGTTCTTTAGAATATTCACAATTAGATTGAATCCACAAATAATCTTTTTGACTATTATTTAACAACAATACTTCATCATTAATATAATTTACACCATGAATTTTTGGAAACATTTCATTCATAGGCAATAATTTTTTTTGTATTGTTCTACAATATGGACATCTAATTTCATTTGTTAATAATGTTTTTCTCTCTAATTTATTAAACTTTATTTTGTGATTCAAAATATCTTTAAATAATGGTTCATAATTAAATTTATGTTTACATTTTAATTCAACATAATCTTCAGTTAAATCTTGAAATGTAATTAGACATTTGTTATCATCTTCATTATCATAATCATCTTTATTTATCTCATCATAAAAATTAATATTATCTTCTACAACATACATTTATAATATTAATTATAATATTTTTTATATTATTATCATTTATAATATGTCACCACCAACCATTTGGGGACCAATTATTTGGAGATTTATTCATATTCTTATTGAATCTATTAAAGAAGAACAATTCAATAATATTGGAATTCAAACATTCTATTTAATAAAACAAATTTGTCAAACATTACCTTGTCCAGATTGTTCTATGCATGCTACTATGTTTTTATCTAAAGTTAATTTTAAACACATCAAGAACAAAAATGATTTCAAAAGTTTATTTTATATTTTTCATAATGTAGTTAATAAAAAAAAAAATAAAGAATTATTTAATGTTATGGGTCTAAACGCTTATAAAAATCAAAGTTTATTTAATGCATATAATAATTTTGTCAATGTTTATACTGTACGTGGTAATCATAAATTAATGACGGATAGTTTTGCAAGAAACATTACTATTAAACAATGTAAATCATTTTTATTAAAAAATCACATGTTTTTTAATATTAATTAGTTGCTGGTAAATAACCTGAATTTGTTGTTGAAGAACTAATTATTTCTCCATTTTTATAAACTGTACATTTAAATGTTTGTTTAGAGGGCATTGAACAAATTGTTGCATCTGACACTAAATCTTCACTAAATAATGTTCCTGATAATCCAGCAGATATTAATATAATTATTGTTAATGCAACACTTACTATTCCATAAATAACATTATATATAGAAGTTGTTATATTACTACATTCATCTCTTTGATTAAATAAAATTACAATTACCATGTATATTCCTAAAAATGCAATAACATAAATGTTGAAAATATTATAAATAAACATGGGAGCAACAATATATCCTGTTACAAAAGTAATAAAAAATACAGTAAAACCATCTGTATTTGTATTTTGAAAAACATTAAATGGACTACATCCAGATTTTTCACTATTTTTACTTACTTTTATTGATGAAAATAATATTTTTCTTATTATACCAAAAAATGTAACAAATATAAAAAATACTAATCCACGATATGTTTGATAAAACACTGAAATTATCAATACACAAAAACTCAATATAATAGGGGAATAGTATACTATTACATCTATCATATTCTTTGACAATATTCCTGTATTCGTATTTATTATAGAAGCAGTGGTTATTGGTTGTGTTGCTGTTTCAGCCATTATACTATTATATATCATAAATTAATTCAAATACTTCTTGAATTGTTTCAACCGGATAAAATTTTTTGTCATCCAAAATATTTGAATTATTATATTTCTCTACTAATTTATCATAATCTTTTATATTTCTTTTAGGGAAAATAAAACATGTTATACCTGATTTTATTGAACCAATTATTTTCATATCTAATCCTCCTATTTCACATACATTTCCCATTAAATCTATTTCACCTGTTATACCAAAATTTTGTTTTATTTTGTAATCATTCATTAAACTATATATTAATACAGTCAATGCAACACCTCCACTTGGACCATCTTTACTTACTGCACCTTCTGCAGCGTGTATATGAATACCACACGATTTTTTCTCTTTATAAATATTATCCTTCTTTTCTTGAGAAAGTAGAGAAAAAGATAATGTTTCTGCAACATGAATACTTTCACTCATTACTTTTTCCAATGACCCTGTTAATTTTAATTCCAAGAAATTATTACTAGGATAATATTTTGCATATAATGGTAATATTCCTCCTTGACCTAATTCATTTGCCCACATTCCATTAATACTACCTATTTTATTTTCTTTTTTTATTTCTTGAGGTATTAATTCATGTTTATCTTTCATATATTTTTTAATATCTGCCATTTCCAATATTATTGGAAATGATTTTACATGAAATGTATTTTTAAATATACACAAATTTATTTCTCCTATTATATCAAATATTATCTCTTTTAATTTTCTTACACCAGGTTCCAACGTATATGTCTCTATTATATATTTAATTGTATCTTCTCTTAAATCAATCATATTGTCTAATCCCATGTTTATTAATATCTCAGGCAATAAATGTTTTTTTACTATAATTATCTTGTCATTTAATGTCAAATGCTTAAATTTAATTCTATGAATTCTATCTAATAATACTCTATCTATTGAATTTGGATCATTATATGATAAAACAAATAGTACTTTTGATAAATCAATATTTATCCCATTAAAATATTTATCATGAAAACAATCATTTTGACTAAAATCTAATAAATGTGTCAATATACCTATCAACTCTTTTCCATTTTCTGTTTTACTTATTTTATCTACTTCATCTATATATATTATCGGATTCATAATTTGTTTATCCATCAAGATTTGAACAATAGAACCCCATGTTGAACCTACATAAGTATAATTATGACCATGTAATGTACTTCCATTACTTTCCCCACCCATTTTTATAAATGCAAAAGGACGACTTTCACCATTTTCATCCTTTAAACAATCAGCAATACCTTTTTTCGCTAATGATGTTTTTCCTACACCAGGACAACCTTCAAAACCAAAACAATATCCCTTATTTTCACCATTTATCCATTGACCTATTATTTTTTCAATTTCTGTTTTTGCATTATCATGTCCATATACAGATTTGTCTAATGATAATTTAATCGCTACAAAATATTTTTCTATATAATCAAAATTATTTTTTATTTTATTTAATATTGTTATTAACGATTCGTATTTACTATTACATAAACTAGAACGCTTTTCTAAATTATATAAATGAAACATTAATAATAAATTACTCATATTTTCATCTATAAAAAAATTAATTTCTTTTTTTAAATCTAATTTTGTATATACTTTATTATTATAATTATGAATTGTAATTTTTTTTATTTTACTATAATTTACTTCATTATTTGCTATTTTTAATACAACATCATTTATTTTATTTATATTTTCTAATATTTCTGTCTTATCTCCTTTTGTATAATAATTCTTTATTGTTTTAATTTCATTTTCTGTAATTTTAAATAATACTTTATCTTCTAATAATTCAGATATATTTTTTACATGATAATTTATCTCTACACTTGTATATTTTTCTTTTATTGGAATCGTATAATTTAGTTCTTCATATTTATTTAATATCATCCCCAACTCTTTAATCAAACAACGATTTACATTCATAATATTTAATATTGGTTCTTTTTTAAAAATACCAAATGGTATTTTTAATAATCCATCCAAATATTGTTTTGCTTTACTACAAGAATCATCCGATTTGGATTTTACTTCTTTTAATTTAATAAACGCTTTTTCTTTTACATTATCATTTACTTTTAATAAATGAATTTTATTTTCTAATGAAACTGAATTCATATCTTTATTTGTATCTATTGTATTTTCAACAATCTTTTTCATAATTTCATTAAAATTTTGTTTTATATTTAATGGTAATGAATTATATAATTTATTTTGTATATCAATATTATTCACATCATTGATTAATAAATCATATAATATATTTGCAATATATACATTTTCATAATCTTCACTATTATAAATTAACAATAATAATGTATTTCTTTTTGAATATAAATCACCATTATTAAATTCTTTAATAATATTATTTAATGTTTTATTTTTTAATAATTTATATAAATAATTATATCCAATAAATTTATTATAAATTTCTTCATGATCATATATAAATAATTCTTTCAAGGATAATGAATTAAAATATTTTTGATATGAATCTGATAAAAATAATGAATCTGTTGGTAAATTATTTTTTATTATTTGTATCTTTTCATTTATAAATGCATCATTTAATAGAGAAATTATAACATCATCTACTATTCCATAGACAACTATACTTTTATTTATTGATGTATTATGAATATATACTTTCATACCATACACTTTTATATGAAATTGATTTGTTGTTAATAATATATCATTACAATGAAAATTAGATGTATCATTATTTAAATTTAATACTTTATATCCTGTTGGATGAAAATATTTTTTTAATAATTCATATTTTAATAAATTATTCTCTGTTTCTATATATTTTTGACTACCAAAACAAACAATTAATAAATTTTCAAATGAATCTGTACCATATATCTTTATTATTCCTGATAAATCATTATTAATATTTTGTAATTGATTAATAAATACTTCTTTATTTAAACATGTATTTATTAAATTAATTAGATTATTTATTTTTTGCATTATACCATTTAATAAATTAAAACATGTTTCATATTCACTTTCACAAATTATATTATTTATTTTATTGACTTTGGCGTTTAAAATTGTACTTTGAATAATATTATTAAAAAATATTATTTTTTTATCAATTAATCTAATTACATCATCAGTAACATTCATATATTATAAATAATATTAATTTATAAAAATATAATAATTATATAAAGATATATTTATATAATATAGAGAAATGGGTATTCCAAGTTATTTTTCATATATAGTTAAAAATCATTTTAATATTATAAAACCATTGAATATTTATAATATTAAAACAACACATTTTTATCTTGACTGCAACTCTATTATTTATGATGTAATAAAAACAATTCAATCAAAAAATAAAAATAAAATAATTAACAATAAAAATATTATTACAAAAATTATTTCTCAAATTTGTAAATATATCAAACTTATTTCTCCTACAACATTGGTTTATATTGCTTTTGATGGTGTCGCACCTATTGCAAAATTAGAACAACAACGACAACGACGATTTAAATCCTATTATCAAAATCAATTAATCAATTCTATTCATCCATCACAAGATAATAATTGGGATACATGTCAAATTACACCTGGAACACAATTTATGAACGAATTAAATTATGAATTAACAAATTATTTTAATGACCCATCTATTTTTAATGTAAAACAAATTATCGTTTCAACCACTAATGAAATCGGTGAAGGAGAACATAAATTATTTGATTATATTCGTAATTGTACTTTTCATACAGAAAATATAAATGTTATTTATGGATTAGACGCAGATTTAATAATGTTATCTATTAATCATTTGTATATTGGAAATCCTATTTATTTATATAGAGAAACTCCTGAATTTATTAAATCTATACAAGAAGAATTAGAACCCAATCAAGATTATTTAATGGATATATCTCTACTTTCTCAATCAATTTCCCTAAATATGAATCATTATTCATTGCATAATTCAATTAATAGATTAGATGATTATATATTTATTTGCTTCTTATTAGGAAACGATTTTATGCCTCATTTTCCATCTGTAAATATTAGAACAAATGGTATTGAAAAAATTCTTTGTGCATATAAAAATACAATTGGTAATACTGATAAAACAATTATTGTTGAAAAAAATATTTGTTGGGAATCTTTTTTTTTATTTATAAAATGGTTGGCTACAAACGAAGAAACTTTTTTTAAAGAAGAATACAAACTTCGTAATATTAAAGAAAATTCTTATTCTAGAATAAATGATAATTGGAAAAAATAGAATTATTACCTAATTATGATAGAGATATTGAAAAATTTATTAATCCTGAAGAAGAAGGTTGGGAATCAAGATATTATCGTACTCTATTTTATAAAAATAGTAGAGAACCAATTTCTAATATTGTTGATAATTATTTAGAAGGTTTAGTATGGAACATGAAATATTATTCAAAAGGTTGTATTGATTGGACATGGAAATATAAATATCATTATCCACCTTTGTTTAGTGATTTGTTAAAATATGGTAAACAATCTATTAAAAATATTCATTTTATTGTAAATACTACTGCTGTAAATGAATTAACACAATTATGTTATGTTGTACCTCATAGTTCTCTATATTTAATTCCCAATAATATTAAAACAGAATTAATGAAATATTCACATTTATATCCAACAGATTGTGATTTTATTTGGTCTTTTTGTAAATATTTCTGGGAATCACACGCTATTTTACCAGAAATAGATATTTCTTTTATTGAACAAATTATTAAAAATAATTTATAAGTTTAACTCATTATAATTTTTTATAAATATATGTTTATGAAACAAATTAGTAATAATAATATTACAAAACAAGTCATTACTGAAATTGAACATAGAGATAAATTTTATGCAATATTAAAAAATGTTAATCCTGGTTTATTTATTATAAAATTAGGGGCATCATGGTGCGGTCCTTGTAAACAAATTGCTCCTGTCATTGATGGGTTTTTTGCTTCTTCACCTAACAATGTTTTATGTGCAGATATTGATGTAGACCAATGTTTTAACTTGTATGCTTTTCTTAAAAGCAAGAAAATGGTTAATGGAATTCCTGCTATATTATGTTATTATAAAGGAAATGAAAATTTTATTCCTAATGATATGGTAACCGGTGCCGATCCTGTTGAATTACATAAATTTTTTAAAAGATGTGGAAACCATTTATCTAAAATTAAACCATAATGAATTTAAAATTATATTAAATATTGAATCAAATGAGTTTTGAAATAAAACAAAACGAATTTATGAGAATTCATTATGAATATCATTATATCTTTGAAATAGAGAAATGTTGTGGATATACTGAATGGATTTCTGTTTATAAAAAAGATACATTAGAACAACTATATCACAATTTAAATATTCAATTTTCAAATACTAATAATAAATTATTTATGATGGATAAAAATTTAAATAAAGTTTTTATTGAAAATACTAATATTATTATTTTTGACTTTATAAGAAATAATCCTTTATTTTTTACACCTATTTATCCTATACCTAATTGGATTATATATAAATTATATTTAGAGGATGGAATATGTCATTGTCATAATTAAATAATATATTAAATATTATATTAAATACAATATTATAAGTTGTATTACCTATGAATACAACTTATACTGGCATTACTGGACCTATTGATCATACTGGCCGTGTTGGTCATACTGGCCAAGTTGGTTATACTGAAACCGGACCTATTGGTCATACTGGAAAATTTAGTTATACTGGACACGTTGGTTATACTGAAACCGGACCTATTGGTCATACTGGAGAAGTTGGTAATCTAATACTATATGGTAATACAGGTCATAATAGTTATAAGGGTTATACAGGTCCTTTTGGTTGTACTGGTCCTTTTGGTTATATAAAGGGTGTTACAGGTGCATCTGGTTATACCGGTTGGATTATTGGTGATACTAAATCCAATTAATATTATATTAATATATTTGATAATTTTTATCAAATATATTTGGAGATAGATGTTTTTTTTTATTTTGATGTATTGATAATTATTTCTTATAGTTGTTATATTAATACTCAGGAACATGTTTTTTAAAAATACATCCTTGAGAAATTAATCCTTTTATTTCTTGATTCACCATTGCTGCATTTTGATTTTTACAATTAGACATCCAAATTTTTATTATACAAAAATTCTTTTTTGGAGAAATAGTAATTCCTGTTACAGAAGATACAAAAGATTCATTTGAACTAATAGTTTCACCAACTAACGCAAATGTTAAATCTCTCCATACTTCACAAACATTTTTATTTACTACTTTATAAGAAAAACAACCGCCATTTCTATTTAAAGGGTCTTCCCAAACTGGTTTTACATTTTCTTTCATAATAAAAAGCATACAATTTTTAACTAATGTATCTGGAATGGTTTCTGTAATTGTTATCATTTCTTCTATTGAAGAAATAGTAAATATATTTTTATAACTATCTATTGTCCAATCTGTATCATGTGGCAAATGTGCCCATATTGTCCATTTGTTCATTGTTGAATGATATTCAACATTTAACATGAATATATGTTTATAATATCAATATATTTATATTAAATATATTGATAATTAATACTTTAGAACTTCAAAATCTTCATCATTTACAAATTTCATATTATTTGAAATTTTCTCATCACTTTTAAATAATGCATCTTCATCTTTTTTTATAAAATATGTATCTTTCTTTAAAACAATTTCTTCTTTTTCTGTAATTACTTTATAATTCATTTCGTGATCTAATAATTCTATTTTATAATTTACAATAATTGGATCTATATACACTTTATATTCTTTATATATTAAAAAACAAATGAAATATTTATCTATTATATTATTTACCATATAATAATTATTTATTTGAATAATAAATGTTTTTTCATCATCTATTAATTGAAAATTACTTATACTTATAGTTATTAGATGAAATTTGTAATCACATTTCTCTACATCTAGAGAAATATTTACATTTCTACTTATTATTTTATTTA